GCGCCAGGTGCTGGGGTGAACGAAACTATTGGTGCTGTTTCATATCCAGAACCACCTGAAGTTAGAGTAACAACTCCCACAATACCATCACCGATTGTTGCTGTAGCAGCAGCACCTGCACCACCTCCACCAACAAAAGCAACTGCTGGTGGAGTTGTGTAACCATATCCTGGATTAATTATTTCAACACCTTGAACTTTGTAGTTTTCTGTGTTTCCATTACAATCCACCAATCCACCAATCATTGTTGCTATACCAACAGCAGTTAGTCCTGCGGTTGGAGCAGAAGAAATAGCAACTCTTGGTGCCGATGTATATCCATTACCCCTATTTTTAATGGTTATGAATCTAACTCCACCATTTACAATTCCCGTAATAGCAGTGGCGGTTACACCAGAACCGACCATAGTGAGAGACTGAATGTATCCTTCATCTTTTACATTATCATCAATAAATTCAGTTCCAGTATCGATGATCTCATCTTCATATCTAAAGAGTTCACACCTCAATTCATAAACATATGTTTTTTGGAGTTGATAAAATGGTTTTTCATGCTCAACAAACTTGATTTCAAACAATCTATCCCCTAAAGGAAAATAAATTAAATCACCCTCTTTAGGTCTTGTTGATAATTCAATGTTGGGAATATTTTTTATTAATGGTGTTATATAAGTTTCAAATCTTTCTCTTGAAATTATCAGATTTAAATCATTTAGGGGTTGAACACCAAATTTTGAAAGAATTGTTCCCTGACCCTCATATCCATCATACGTATCAACGTATGCTTCAATTGGATAAGCATTATCAAATTTCGATTCAATGACTTCTTTTATTATAGTTTTTTCCGTAATGTATCTTCTCGGAATATAATAAATTTCAACCCCATACATTCGGAGTTGTTCATTTATTAAATCCTGAACTAAGGATTGCTCTGATTTTGATCCTTGAAGAAAAAATGGATTGAGCATATTATCCTATCATGTCTAATGGAGGAAGTTCGTATGTATTTGACATTCTTTCCATAATCAAGTCAATTTCTCTTTGAGCATCATCATAAATTTGTCTGCCGTTAAGTTCAACACCACCTGGAAGTTTTACTCCCTGGAATTTAATCAGATTTTGGCCCCATTGACGTTTAATCAAAGCAGTTAGGTATGGTTTTAAGAAGGAATCGTTCCAAACTTTAGAGTAATCATTAGGATCCATAGTTCTGAAACAATCGATAACGAGATAAGTATCAGAACTCATCGCACCCCAATCAATATCAAGATATAATCGATCTTGTCTTTTATTAAATCTAATCTGTTTCTGTGTGGTAAGTAAAAATTCAATATCTTCAAGATAAGTTTTCACCATTGCATAGGTAAGAAGTTCAGTTGATCCCCAATAATAAATATCATTCAAAAACAACTGATACTTAACACTAAACATGTTATTAGTAATAGTGTTAGTTCCATCAAAGTGAAATATCTTATTGACACCAATCACTGATGGTGGAATTTGTAAGTAATTGCTAGTTTCGTAGAAATTAAATTGAGTAGTAAGTCCAACACTTTGATTAACAGTAATTGTTGAAACTCCTACACCATTAGCACCAGATGCTTTTCCTCTATTGATATCGTCATCTGTAATTTTGTATTTCAAGAAAGTTTGATATACACCATCAAAGTGTCTTTCTTGAAAGAATTGAACGGCATCATCAACCAAATCTTCAATCTGTTCATCGGCAACATTAATTTCCAAAACTGGAGCACCCAGTTTTCTCTTACAATAATCAATTAATTCTTGTCTACTAGATGGTTGTGCCATTTATCTTATTACCCTTAAGATATTTATGGTGCTGATGATATTCCTGGAATAACTAAAATATTACCAGATGCTAGTCTATAAACAGTTGTGCCTGAACTTACAAGAATATCATAAACGTATCTTCCCCCAGACAATGATCTTGTTTGAGATGATCCTAAAGATACATCAAATTTTCCACCAGCAGCACTTGTAAATCCTACATTAAAAGTTGCTGCAGCATAAGAAGTTGATCCAATAGAGACACTTTTTGCCATCTGGGAAGAACCAGTCCATCCAATAAAATTGAATGGATTACTGGCAGTATCTTTTACTGTGAAACTATCTTTAAAGGTAGCTCCTGTGTTAATCGTTAGATTAGCACCGTATGGAACCCCTGAGGTTGGATCAAATGTGATTGTGTGAGAAGCCATTAGAATTTAGATACAACTTCTTGCTGTTTTAAGTATAATTTAATATATGATTTTGCATAGTTCCTAAGAACTTCAATATCATCTACACTATCTATATCTCTAGAAAGTTTCTCATATTCAAACATTTTATTGACATTTTCTAGTTGTATTTTATCAGGATTCATTTGCCAATTTCCTCAATAAGTTTTTAATTTCATTCAAATCACTTTTAACATCGATAAGTTCATTCTCTATATTTTCAATTCTTTTAGACTCCTGTTCTTTGATTTTTCTAGAATTAATATAATTGTTGTATGCCTGCATGTCAGTATTAATTATTGCATTTGTGGATACATCACGAAATAAATTAATTTCATCCTTTACCTTCACTCTTTTCATATCAAGAAACAGCAATAACTCTCAAATCTCTCAACCTAGGTGGATATGATTGATTTGTGGAAGTTCCAACAAGTTTAATACTAAAATATCTAAATGACTCTAAATTATCAACAGTAAATTCATAATCTTTAAATGCGATTTCATTACTATCAAATCCAAGAGTGTCATTTTTTGGAACAAAAGTATCTGATGTTCCATCATTATTTGCAGTATCAATTACTTCACCAGATTCTATTCTATTAGAATATCCAGGGAATGGATAGTAAATAGGATCTTCACTTGGGTTGGTTGTAATAGAGTACAATGCTCTAAGATCTGCATATGGGTTAATATAAGCAGATACAATCACTCTTATAGAAGTTGCTGGAATTTCTAATTGAATATTGTTTGTGGCATAAATGAAGGCAGATGGATCATCCTTTATAGTGGAAACTCTAGAATCCGTAGTATAATCCGTAATTACGTTATTAACTCTGTTGGAAACTAAAATCATTCCTACACGATCAAGATCAATAACTGGAGACAATCTGTTATCTGCAGTTGCTAAATTAAATCTAACCTCCATAGACTTATTCTGAAGGTTATTTGTTAATTTGGTGGTTTCATTTACCCGAGATGCAACTATTCTTGGTGTAGAGAAATAATTATCTTCATCTAAAGATAGTGGAACGAATTCCTCATTTTCAAAAGAAATTTCAGATCCAGAAATACTAGTTCCACTTGTAGTTTTAATTTCGGCATTTAACTGTGTTTCTGGATGAACAACAGTTTGGACAATTGGTCTTGCAACTTCAAAAGCAATATTTTGAGTTGCATTAATGTTTGATCCGCCAGTTGATTTTGTTGAATTTAAATATAGTTTTGGAATACTAGTTCCAACTGTTCTATCAATACCATTTGTACTCATACCAACTCTTACATGATAGTAGTCTAATCCTATAGGATTACTTACTGTAGCATCTTGAAGTTGGTGAGTTGTATTAATTCTTCTTAGAGAAACTCCTCCAAGTTCATACTTATAAACAAATGAATTAATAGAATGTGTGCTTACGGAAGTAGAATCTACTCCTCTTGTGACGCCAGTTAAAGTGTTTCCAACAACTCCAGTATACGAGATTATTTCTCTATCAATTAAAACATAACCGGGATTAGTTGTACCAACACCAACACTTTCAAAAGTTGAGAAAGTTGTACTAAAGCCAGAAGAGATTGTTATTGATTCTGTAGAATTTGAACGATATTCGAGTGCAAGTTTTGCTGGTTCAATATCAGATGCTGCATTGGAAATAATTACAGTATTTGTTGGAGAATGCATACCATGATTACGATGATTCACTTTAATATGCAGACCATCAGATTCTACCACTGGTGTAGACGAAACAAATACTCCACCATTATTAATTGCAGTTATTCCTGCTCCAGTAAAACTAGAGTAGTTTAAAGTATTACCAAGACCAACAACAAAGTCACCTTGTACGTTATCTAATATTAATTGATTTGTTCCTGCTATACCAGCAAGAGAGAGTCTTAAATTCCTTCCGAGAGAGTTAATACCAATAGAGGAAACAGTGAGAACATCTCCAATAGAATAACCAGTACCTCCGACAGAAACTGTTGCTGCCACAGCAACACCATTTTGAATAGTGATATTTGCTTTAGCATCTATACCGTTACCTGTTACTGATGTCAAAGAAACATTATTATATGTTAATGAACCACTGGAAGGAGTATATCCAATACCAGCATTGATAATTTGAAGAGTTCCTGTAGCAGATCCAGCTGCTCCAACGTAAGTTCCTGTCGCATTAGAACCAAATTGTGATATTTGATTTCCAATAGTTAAATTGGAATCAGTTACAGTAGTTCCAAGTCCAACTCTAATTCTTCTAGAATTGATTTGAATAGAATCTTTTGGTAAAACAGCAATCTGTTTATTATTTTGATTCAATTCTGGGTTGAAGAAAGTTACTGATCCCTGATCTGAGAATACTGCAGAATAAAGATTAAACTTCAGATCTTCATATTGGCTAGGAGTCCATGTTGAAGCATTTTGGGACTTAAATAAAGATCCTAATAAAGTTTGTGATGAAACAAATCTCTGAGCAGATTCTGGACCACTTGCTGTTGTTATATCAACTTCACCTAATCGAGAAATCCAAACATTGTATTCGTTTGAACTGGAAATTATAACAACCGCATGTTCTTTATTTCCTGGCAGATAAACAGGTGCTTGGAAATTGATCTTAGTTGCTATGGAAGCATCATCGGAGATATTAATATCTCTAGGATAAACTACAACTTTACTGAAAGGATAAATTTCTGATGTTCGAGTTCCTAAAGAAACAGATCTGAGTTGAATTTCTACTGGCAGTACATTATCTTTGGATTGGAAATAAAGATCAATACTCGTAACGTACCTTCCGACATTATCAGAATCATTTCCTATGGTAAAAGTTTGTGCTAATGGGTCGTTGAAAATACCACGCTCCGCCCAAAACCTCCTGATGGCATCCTCATTAAAATGATTGGTCACTAGAGGAGCTGGTGGAGGAGGTGGTGGTGTCCTATCAATAATTTGAGTATTTGTTTGAGTAATAGGTCTTACTGAAGAAACAGTAGCATTTTCAATTAAAGTATTTCTTACACTAAGAATAGTTTCTTGATTTTGTGCGATTAATCCATCAGAGAAGAAATTGGTTTCTGCTAAAGAGACCAACTGACCGGGTATTGGAGAGTTTGAACTATCACTCGTTAATTTTAATGTTTTTGTTCCTGTTGTGAAACTTATATTTGTAGCAATATTTGGATTTGGGACAAAGAATGACCCAATAACAACACCCGTAATATCAGTAATCAATCTTATATTTTTGACTACTGCTCGTGCCGCACTAGATTTACCATTTAAAATCATTCCTACAGAAATATTTCCACCATAATTTCCTTCAGATAGATCGGATAAAGAACCAGTATCTATATTTAAGATTGTCGATGATGCGGAATATGTTGATGGAATTCTTTGAGTTTGGTTGTATGGATTATACTCAAATATGTCACTTGGATTTGCAATGGGCCCATATCTGTGATTAGGGGAAGCAGATCTTGCTCTGAATAAATTTATTGGTTTTGAAATATCTCCAGGACCCAATAACCCCGTTATTTCTTCACCAGCACTAAACGTCCCCTCCAGCATTTCAATTTCGATAAGTTTGGGGATAATGTAACGGTTAACATCTTCTCCATCAAAAAATGCATAAACTCTGGAAAATGGTCTTAATCTCTTTGCATTGAATTCAATATTTCTAGATCTCATGAAAGGAGCAACATCAACACTTACAACTCTATTACCAAGAGAAATATTATTGTTTGAGTTGAGTGTTCTTGATGTAGTTCCGCTTCTAGTAGCGGTTCCAGTTTGAGTTCTTGTGATAGTTTCTACAAAACCTCTAGTTGAACTATTAGTTGTAGAACCGGTCCAATTATTCTGCCATGCTCCCCAAGAAACTGGATTCCATCCTGCTTGTGGATCAAAGTTGGATTCATTTAACTGAACATTAACCGTTGTAGTTCTTCCTTCAATTCCCTCTACAGTTAATGGTTTTATTTTTACTGGATCGACCCAAATATCAGAAGATGGATTTAATTCTATAGACCCATTATATGAAGTTACTAGATATGGAGTAACATTTTCAATTCTTGTAGCAAAAGGTTGAAATATTTCGGAAACTTCTGTATAATCTAATGTTATTACACCTTTACCAACACTTCCTCTTCCAACACCACTACGTCTAATATTATTTCCGATAATATTGCTATTCGGAGTTTCTTCACCAACAAATCCAAGGGTAGACACTTTACTTCCAAGAAGTAAATCTATTTCAGTTGTATATGGAGATGGTCTTAGTTCTGAGTTATTTGCATCAATACTATTTTTTACTGAACCAGTTTTATTCTGGAAAGATGTTGTTGTAAAGTTATCTACAAAAATTCCAGACTTAAATCTATCCAATCCCGAAGAATCTTTTATTTGGAGATTTTTCGCATTATTTTCTAATAGTGAAAGAGAAGTATAAAATTCTAAGTTTTTAATTCTAGTTTCAAGACCAGAGATATCTTGCATTCTATATCTCTTGTGATCAATTAACGAGATTGATGCATTTTCTAGATTGCAAAGATATGGTGGTAATGTAACTCTTGCAATCTCAATTCCATCTGAAATTTCATCAGGGAGTTGTGGATTTTCTGATGGGGATCCTTGTTTTACTAAAATTACAGGCAATCTAAAATTACTATCAGATAACCTTGAATTACTAGTTTGAGAACTTAAATATATTCTATCAATTCTTCCGAGATAGAATGAATAATTGCAAATTACAGCCTCATCTGATGCTAAAACATTTAAAGATGAGTTTTGTGATCCATCAAAAGATCTGCCATAAAATTCAAAGGGAGATCTAGTGGTAGAATTAGGATCAAATTGATCAACTATTGGTCTAGTGTCGATTATGTCTGATGTTCTATTCAAATCTACCGATTGCAAATCACAATAATCAAATTGATTATAAGAATCTACGACAGTAATATCCCCAGAATCTGATGTTGGAATGTAAGCTGATTCAAAATATATTTTTAATTTTTTACTTGGAGCAGATACATTTGGTTTTTTGATTAATCTGGAGTAATCTAAAATGGTACTTCTTTGTCCATTATCTACAGTGTAATTATTTTTGATATCATTAGATCCTGAAGTAATAGTATTAATTACAGCAGTGATTCCTGATTCTTTAAACGTTACACTTTCACCCTCATTGAATCCCAGATCGTTCAGACTAACATAATTAATAGAAAGTGATGTTGGTTTTTCCAAACAAATTGCAACATTACCACTTTCCGATCCTATTATTTCTTCACCAATAATTATTTCAGAAGTTGTTGCTGAAGTGGAAGAAATATTCTGTAAGAGAATTGTTGGGGCCGTTGGATTTTGTATTCCTGAAGACTCAAAAACAGCATATACTTTAGTTACTTCTGGTACATTTAAACACAACTCATCATCCTGAACTCTAGTTCCATATGGGTAATTGCCAAATGTCAAACCATCATTGTTAGTAGTATTACCAATACCACTATTTGTACCAGAGTAAGTATAGATCGATTTATCGATAATTGTCGAATTAACTCTATTTTTATTCTTTACTCTTGCTTTGACATTTGCTTTCTGTAAAGTTGCAATTAACCTTGCCGTGCCATTTGATTGGAGGCCATTAATTGTGAGTTCTCTACCACCAGAAGTAAATGCAAATTGATCAGAACTTAATGATTCTGTACTACCATCATTTCTAATTAAAACATATCTCTCTTCATCGAAAGGTAAAAATACCTCATTCGATAAAATTTCTGTTGGAGATACCGTTAAAGAGTTTGATGAAATTGTAACATCAAACTGCTTTCTAATAACAAGTTGAGAATCTGAAAGATCTACTGAAGAAATATATTTTTTGCCAAGCGGTGTATATAAAGTGTTATCGGATGAGTTTAAGAATCTTGATTTGAGGATAGTAAAATCAGATGGATTAATACTTGTGGTTGGCAATGCGCCTTCACAAATTCCTGTTACTGTTGTAACTCCAGAAATAGTAATACTTTTCTCTGATACAGAAACAATCCTAGCAAAAACAGATGTTGTTAATCCTACATTAGAGAAGGAAACTAAGTTTCCAGCAGTTGCGATCCCAACAAAAGTAAAATCTGAAGAAGTTACCGTAGAAATTCCAGATGAAACAGGTGTAATGTTAACAAGACCAACATTTACCGATGAATATTGTCTTGTGTCTGCGGTAAATGTTGATGCAGATCCAACAATTCCATATAAGGATTTTACATCTCCAGTTCCATAAGATGTAATTGCGGTTGCAACTCTATTGTTCTCTATTCCATCAAATATGAATTTCTCACCTTTTGCAAAAGTTCCTTTTGTATTATATGCAGTAAGAATTCCTGAATTATTTACATCATATCTTAAGAATCCAGTAGCTCCAGTTGCTTTTCCTTTGATAAAAGTTGGAGTGGTTAATGTGATTGGTTCATTTAAAGAAATTTCTGTATAAGTTTGAATATCATAAAGAGAAATTTCCCATTGATTAGTGTTTGGAAGAATAGAATCGTAAGAACCAGACTCTAAAGCAAAGTCATATGCCCTAGCAACTCCAATTTCTTTCCCTGATGCTGAAAATTGACTAGAACCAACTCTAGAATCTCTCAGACTAACTACATAAGTAGAAATTCCAACAGATGGAGATCCATATACTCTATTGAGAGAATATGTTGCACCAGTGGAATATATGATGCTTTGGTTATTGAGAGTTTTTGTAGTTCTTGGTTTTTCAAAGTCTGCTATAGTAGAAGACAATAATTCTACTTCATAACCCTTAACATATGCCTTTCCTGGAGATACTTTATAGCAACCAAGATCATCTGAAGGGACACTATTTTGATATGTTAATTGACCTTCATTAAAAATTCCATCATTACCTTTTCTATCATTTAGTGAATTTTTAATTTCAACTTTCAATGGTTTTATATAATAGTCTCCAGACTCATCATATGTTCTTCTTGCAAATTCGTCAGATAATTCGTTATATTGAGTATTTGTGTTTTTTCTAGATATTTGTCCAGATTCAACTCTTAAAAGTTCTACAAAATTATCAGCACTAGTATCATTAATCTCTAATTTTTCTAAATTTGCTGTAATTTTTAATCTATCCGCACCAGGCGCAGCATAATTTGAAAATCCTTTAGCGTTATCAACTAAAGATTCGTCAATATCAGAATTTACAACCTCTTCAAATATTCTAAGTCCAACTTTGTAATTGGAAAAATTATAATTATAATCAAGTATTAATGTTTGAGAATTTACATTGACAAACGTGCCTCTTAAGAAATAAACACCTTCGGACAGGATTACCATCGATCCTGAAATAGATGCTTGAGTGTTTATTGTAGTTGCAAATGCTTGATTTGCTTGTATTGGAGTTATTTCAGTAAATCCTGGAGATACAGTTTCCTCAGTTAATAAATTCTCAGCATCACTAAAGAAACTATTGCCGCTTGTGCTAGTATTTAAGTAATTTAAATAAAGTACTGTATTTAAATTATAATTATTTGGTTCATTTTGCTTCAGAATATAGATTACTTTTGCCTTAACTCCAGAATCTTGACCTACTATAACCTTGTTTAGAAGATTATCAATATATCCGTCTACATTTGCATTATTGAAAGTATTTTCAATAATAACTGCAGGAACTTGCCTTAGATAATTAATTCCTCCAGGAATCACAACCGATCCTTCTCGGAAGATATGATTACCAAACTGCTCAATTTGATTTTGAAGCGTTGATTGTAATCCAGTTAATTCACGAGCCTGAACAGGATATCCAGGTTTAAATAAAACCTTGTAATAATTTTTTGTTGGATCAAAATCGTCAAAGTATGGAGAGACGTTGAGGTTAGTTTCCTGTGGCATAATTCTTTAGAATTGCAAAATGACTTTGATATCTTCTTTTTGATTTGATGATCTAGTTATCGAAGGTCTGTTATCAACATAAATGATATTTCCAGAGTATTTCTTGACTTCTGGATTTGATACACCCGACGAGAATGATTGACCCAAGTAGTATGTTCTATTATTTATTACGGTAGATATACCTGTAAAGTTTGTATCGATAGTGAGAGAATTGACTGTTCCCACAATCGTAGTTGTTCCACCAGTCCCTACTGTAGAGGTGAATCTATTCAGATTAAATCCGTAAGTTGGATTTGTATTTGCAGTTCCATCAGTATTAAATCCCACAAGAGATCTATCCTGCCAGTATTTTAAAACTCCAGTATTTTGATCATATGAAATAACTCTACCGACAGCAGTGGATCCAACTCCAATAGTTTGTGTAATTCTACTGTCTGCTGGGAATGAAGCACTACTATATCCAATTCCAGATAACTTTATTGCTCCAACTGCACTTGCCTTATCTAAAGTTAATACTGAAGAAGAATTATATGCTTCTGGATTTTCTACAAGACCGACTCTAGCAATTTGATTACCAGTAATAAAATCTGGATTTTCTAAATCATTTTCAATTCTAGAATAAACAATTACATTATAGGCACCCAATTCTCTATAAATGTCGGCACCATGACCCCCTTGAGGTGGGATGATGACATTAAAAACTGGAGATGTGGATCCAGTAGGTACATTACCAGCAGCAATATCTATGGTACCGTAAGTATATCCAGATCCACCTTTAGAAATTACAACCGATTCTACCTTTGAATCGTTATTGACAGTAATAGTACACTCAGCTCCACTACCATCACCTTTAATGGGCACTCTAGTGTAAGTTCTATTGGCAGTTCCGAGACCAACACCACGATTGGTAACAGTGACAATCTTTAACTGACCACTAGTTGCTGCGTTATTTCTAACTGAAGCATTCTCAGTGCTTGTTTCCCAGTTCTTAGGAACAGGAATGAAATTGATAGAATCAAACTTGATAATATCGCTTGGTTTAATTGTATAAAGATACTTCCAGAGATATCCATCTCCACTTGTTCCAGCAGATCTTGGTTCTAAATCGACAAAAGTTGGTTCGTCAAGTGATGGTCTTCCTTCTGGATTTTCTGGAGAAGTGCCATTCTGCAAACAAATATAAACTCTGTAATCACTGTTTACAACGTAATAATTTGCAGAATATAAACTAGTTGCCCCAGAAGGCTTGGAAGTATTAGTTCTACTGATGTCATGACGATACATGTCATAAGTTGTTCCCGATTGCCAAGTAACTTTGCGAACAACTTGCTTTACATCGTCTTCCCCAATCTTCTTGAGAGCAATCATTGTATCCCAATAATCATTCTCCTGATCAAAGTTATCCTTTGGTGCTGGAGGAGTTACATCCCAAGTAGATGAATAATCATTCGCATTGGGAAGACCTACAAAAGCATAATAAGAATTTGAAGAAGAGGTTGCTGCAGAAACAAAACTCTTGGCATTCAGTATTCTTAATTGATCAGTTATAATTGCGGACATTTTATGAGTTTTTTATCTATTTATGAAACGTAGTTACGGTATTTGAGAGGATTATATCTTTGAACTTTAGCCGAGGTTGATATACCAACAAGTCCATTATTGTAATAAGTAAATGCCTTGGCATCATTTCTTGTTAGATTGTGAAGTCTTCCCCAACTATATTCTCCGTAGAAGTTGCTATATCCAATTCCAGATAATCCATTATAATTTGATACACTTACAGTGACTTTAGCAACATATGTTAGTCCAACACCAACAACATGAGTTTGTCCTATAGAAACAGCAGCAACTTGATAAACATTATCGATAAATGAAGTTCCAACACCAACAGTAGATCCACTTTGATCTAAAGATGTTAATCCAAAACCAATATTTGAATTAAAGATCATGAAATAGTAACCAGTTTGTATACCACTTACACCTGTTGTAGCAATTCCAACACTATTAATAGTTGTATCTCTAAGGAAAGAATTTTTTGGAATGAATAGATCAAACACTATTCCAGTAGAAGCAACTCCAACAGATATGGTGTTTATTCCACTAATGATACCAAAATCTCCATCATAAGAAACCACATCAATAACCTCTCTAGAAACATCTGGTGATGCTACGAGAACAACTGGTGGATTTGTCGTTGTATATCCTGTTCCTGGACTCGAAACCGCAATCGAAGAAACTGTTCCACCAACAGATATTGTTGAAGTTGCTGTTGCTCTCTGTGTTGTTCCGAGTCCAACTGGATTTTCAATAATCACTACAGGATTGGTGGAGTATCCAACACCACCATCAGAAATGACTATTGAAGATATAGTTCCACCAACAGAAACAATAGCAGTAGCAGCTGCTGCTACTAATTGATCTTGTGAGATAATAATAACTTTCTTTTGAGGTGCTTCACTAGTTCCATTCTGTAAGTATTCATCTGCACTGTCAAAAAATGTTTTGGCACTTTCGACAAAAATTTGAGTCGATGCTACTGAAATATTCTGAATAATATTTGATGTAGGAGTAATCAGTGGTTCATAAAGAATTCTATCTTTACCAACTTCCTGACCATTAATAATTTTATCTTCAGTTTGTCTACACCACACAACAGGTCTTGCAAAAGTTTCATTTTGAGTTAATCCAGGACCTGGATATACATTAGTTTCAACAACATCAGTTGATACAACATCAGTGACTAATCTAGTATCTTCTTTAAACCTTGCAATATCACTATCGATTCTTAGAGTATCACCTTCTTTAACAGTTTCTAAAAGATCGACATTAATGGTGTCAACATCACCAGTTCCTCTGTAGAAGAGAATTTTGGAAGTATCTCCTAATTTTGGTGCTTCTTTAAATGTAATAATACTTCCACCATTAAAGATATATGAAACATCAGGAACTTGTAAAATATCATTGATAAAGATCAATAGATTTGCCTTTACTTCAATATTAGATCCTCTTCTAGATCTAATAGTAGTTTGTTCGCCATTAATTTTAATTGGGAAAGTAGTTTTTATGCCATCAAATAAGGAATCTATTGGATCAATGACTTGAAGATCTCCAATTGTCCATCCAGTAAATTCATCAGTGAAAGTTTCTTCAACTATAATTTGAAACTCTTGGAATGAAACTGAGGTATCTGTTGGGATTCCTGTAGTTCCTCCAATAGCAAAAGTAAGAACTTGACCTTGACCATAACCATATCCAGTGTTTCTAATTTCAAATGAAATTACACTCGAACCTTGACCAACTACAATATCTGCAGTGGCAGCAGTTCCAAGTCCACTTGAAGAAGAACTATAGACAAGAGGAATATTTGAATATGAGAGAGGGTCGTCGAAAATAACGATAGGTGGGTTTGTTGAAGTATATCCAGTTCCTGGATTTGTGATAGCAACTCCAGTGACATGACCATTAACAACTGTTGCAATGCCAATGTATGTAATATTTGGAATTCCCGTACTGGAAGTTGCCACTCCAACATTAACGATTTGAATTCCAGATCTATATCCAGATCCACTGTTTCCAATACTAATCTGAGAAATTGTTCCTGCGATAGAAACTGTTGCCGTTCCTCCTGCAGAAACTAAAGGTTGATATCCAAGTCCAGAAGTAGATCCAACAGAAACGATTACTCCACCGAGAGGGAGATTACTCGTATTAATATCATAAGAGGTTGAAGATATTGATCCAGTAAATGTTACAGAAGTAATA